TATTACCTAAACTGTCTTGTGCTGTTTGTGAAATATCTGATAATTCTATAACACCCGCATCAATGCTAGAACTATCTGTTATTACTCCTGTAAAAACTGAATTTCCTATATATCCCATATTATGTACTTATTGCGTCTATATAACTTACTATTGTTTTTAAGCTAGAAGCTGTATCACTTTTAGCTTTAATTTTATCTCCACTTTTCAAGATAATCTTACTTCCCCCGTCAATTAATTCTAAACTCGAACCTGCTGGGATCGGTGCATTTTTAATTAATTCTGTATCATTACTACTATTTTCAACAGCTACATCTACATTAATTGCAGAACCAGATACATTAATAAGTCTTAAACCTACTACTGTATCGTAAGTATTTGCTTGTGCTAATATATCTGTATAGGAAGTACCTATTGCTGTATGTGTTAATTGGTTTCTAAAATTTTGTGCCATAATTTATTATACTATAAAGCCACGGCCATTGCTATACTAAATCCCGCCTGTGCAAAGGATGAAGTATCTACTGCCGCATCTTTCCATTGTCCTCCCGAATATATTTTTAATTTACCATCTGAACTGTTAAAGTACATATCGCCTTCTGTCAAAGCATCCCCGTCATTATCAGTAGAAGGTTCTGTTGATTTTACACCTAAATAAATGTCATCAAAACTATCAAAACTAGCCGCCGCAGATGTTGCTTCACTTGCCGCAGATGTCGCTTGTGATGCTGATGAAGAAGCTGAACTCGCCGCCGCAGTAGCAGAACTTGCCGCACTTGTAGCAGATGTAGAAGCCGCTGATGCAGAACTTGCCGCCGCTGTTGCTGAACTAGCCGCATTGGTTGCTGATGTTGATGCCGCAGAAGCTGATGTTGCCGCCGCCGCCGCATCTACTAATAAATCCCATTTAGCTACATCTGTATTTGATGATATAGGTTGTGAACCAGAAGATGTATGTGCTGTATTACATAAATAAATATTACTATTAGAAGTATCTTTAACTAATGATCTAACAGGATAAGTTGTACTAGCCGCCCAATTTCCTTTATAGATTCCTAATTCTTGGTCTAATGCTATTTCACCAGATGAATTAAAACTAAATACTTTGTTTGCTCTAGTAGTTGCATCTGTTCCTATTTCTGTAGAAGTTATAGAGTTTGTTCTACTAATTTTAAATGATCTATCTAGTTGTTCTTGTAATTCTTGAATGATTGCTAAATTTTTATCAAATGCACCTTCAACACTATTTGCTGTAAATGGATCGTTTTCTACTAAATCTAATCCTTGTGTTTGAGTAGTGTTTCTTCTTATAACTACAGTTTCAGTATTTGCTGGTATATTACCCGAAGTAAAAGTTACATTTCCACCACTTGCATTTCCTGCATTACTTACTGTATAATGGCTAGTTAAATTTTTTACAGTTTCTACACCTGTATTTGATCTAATAATAACTTGTATATCTGCATCTACCGCAATCTTAAATGTGTACGGAAATACATCTTGACTACCTGTACCATTGTAGCTATTCTTAATAATTGTTGTACTAATTGTCATAGTTTTATATTATCATTCTTTTATTATAAAAGGAATATTATAGTCTAATTTATTCTCAATGTCTGCCATTTTTCTAATGGCTCTTTTTAAATCATCCCCTTCTAAAGTTAATAAAAATTGAGTAAATTGTGTTCCATAAGTATATTGTAAGGCTGTTTTGTATCTTTCCATCCACCCTTTATCCATCCATAAGGCTTCTTCTTGACTTTTTGATAATTCTTTTCCCCCAAGTAAATTTGTAACAGCAAGATCAGCTACCGCAGAATAGTGATTATTGATTTGATTACCTTCTTCTATATCCTTCCATACTTGTTCTGTTATACCTTGATTAGATACTTTTAAAAACCTTGCTACTGTTGTTCCAATTATAGGCATACCTAATTTTTCTTCTATTTCTAAAACAATATTTTCTAAATTATATGGATCGTAATAACTATCAAATTTATAAAACATAAGGCCACCACTATTATTCCATAACCATTTTCCATATGCTTTTGATCTTTCCCATTGACCAGCAATACCACTCATATCTTGTAATTTATCTGGGTATATATTTAATCCTGTAAACGGGTCTTTAGGTGTATCACCTATACCTAATTGATTAAATGCATTTTTAACTGCCGCAAAGAAAGGAGAGAAACTAGGTGTACCTTCATCTAATACAGGCAATACACCATTTAACATTTCTTCATACCAATTTTTAGTTGGGTTATCATTTAGCTTACCATATAATTCATTATATCCATGCCATGTAGCGGCACCAAACATTTTAACTACTTCGTCTTTTGGAAATTGTAAATATACTACTTTGTAAAGACTTCCTGCTTCTGGTTTCATACCAAATTCAAATTCGCCATTATCATTTATCATACCTAATGGCACTACAAAATTACTTGCTAATACATCATCACCAATAAGATTAAAGTATAAATGTGCGGCATGACCTAACATTCCATATTTAGCGGCTCTATATATTACTTGTGGTGCAATACCATATGTTAAAAATTTACCCCACCATGCACCTTGTCCTTGGTATCTTTTTGCTTCTAATACACCTCTCCATTCTTCTTTAGCGGCATTACCAAATAAAAATATATTGTTGTATAAAGTTGCGGCATTACCTTTTCTTAAAAAATTAGGAGAACCTGCCCAATTTCTTATTGCATAATCTATTTGAGCATCTGTCCAATCTATTAGACCTTCTTCTCTTAATTTGTTTAAATGTTTAAAAGCCGCAATTTTTGTAGTTCTTTCAAATACCCTAGAGATTCTTTCAGCAGTTGTTACTAATTTATAATACGGAGGCAACATACTTTCATTGCTTAACCATTTATCTGTTGTTATGTCGTTTTCAAATTTTGTTATAATTGTATCTCTTAAATTAGGTGCTAATTCTCTTTCAGCTTTAGTTAAATCTTTTATAGATTTTTCTTTATGAGCTGTTTCAATAGTCTTTTCTAATTCTGCTCTACTTAATTTTTTCCAATTAGGCTTTCGTTTTAACAAGATAATACTTCTTATTACACCATCACCACTCATCCAAGAAGGCATCCCTTCTGTAATACCACCTGCTCTTGATCTATATTTTTCTGTTAAAGATATAAATAATCTTCTATCTAACATTTCTACAGCATCTTTATCCTGTCTTAATTCATCTCTTCTCATGACCTGTCTAAATGCAGGTGTCCATGATTTCCACATTTGTTTTAAAAAACTATTTTTTCCACCATGTATTAAATCAAATGCAGTAGTTTTAGGAAGATTAAGTATTGTTCTCATAGTATCTCTAAAAATATTATAAGACCAGAAAGTAGGATTAATTTCTGTAAACATTTTACGATATGGTGCGTTCATTGCATACATAAGATTAGTTGCGGCCATATTATCATATGCTTGATTAATCTTATCAAACCCATGGGCTACTTCTTTACCCATATAAACTGCGTGTTCTTTTCCATTTTCTGTCCACTTAATTAAACTAAATTTGGATAAATCTAAATTTTTATCTAAAGGTGTCCATTTTATTGTTTTTAAAGTACCCGAACCTGTTACTTGTTTTTTTGCAGGTTCAACAGTTCTTTCTGTAATTTTTTTAGCTTTAATAAATGGAAACTTATCTGTTACTCTATACTGCTTTCTTTCAAAGTTTTCGATTTCAGTTTTATATTTATGTAAGAACCTACTAACTATAGCTACTACAGAATTTCTTTCTGCTATTTGTAATAGTTGCCAATCTTTTAAAATAGTTGCTTCAAATACATTAGCGACTTCTTTTGCTGTACCATATTTAGTAGCAGTTAAAAAACCTGTAACCCATGAATCATTTTTAAAACTAGCATATTCTTCAATTCTAAATGATACATATTCTTTATTATTTTTAATTAATTCAATAGTAGCAGAATCAAATACACCTGATTTTTCTAAATTTTTAATTACATATTTTTGTCTATATGCATAAAATCTTTCTGCTAATTCATATATCTTTGGCATTTCTTTTTCCATTTTTGCAACCAATTCACCTGCTTTAATTACTTCTATACCTTTAGGATTAAGTACATTAGACCTTGGCCCATCTACTTTTGAAACCCATCTATTCTGTAAGTACACAGCAAATATATCTCTATTAATTCCAAATTCTTGCATTGGTTTAAATACTTCTGTGTATAAAGAGTTTTGTATTCTTTCAATGTAAGTGTCTTGATATAATAATCTTTCTAATGCTAATTCAACATTCTCTCTATCTTCTATTTTAAATCTTTTACTATTCTTTTCTTGTGAAATTAATTTAGCGGCATCGCCTAATAATGTACTACCAAACATTTTGCCTTCATGTACTTTTTTATAATAATTTAATATAGTAAAAAATACACTATCAACATTTCTTCTTATAAAATCATAAGTGTCTGATATATCACTTTCTTTTTGCATCTTTTTAAATATTTTCATTCTTGTTTCTCTAAATGAATCTACTTGATCTTTTATAATATTCGCATCTCTTTGATCTTTTGGAAGATTTAATTCTGCTTGTATAGATTCCCACTTTTCTAAAACTTCTGGTTTTCTATTCATGTAATTCATCCAAGTTCTAAATGCTATTGGTGCTAATACTTGTGTTTCCCTTGGTCTTAATAAAAACGACATCATAAAATCTGCCATTAATTCAGGAGAAGAATATCTATATTTAGTAAATTTTGGGTCTGCACCTCTTCCTGTGTCAGGAAAAGGTTTCCATTTTTGAGTAAGTTTTTTAAGTTCAATCATAATTTCACTTCTACCTACTAATCCTCTTCTAATAACTTCTTTCTGTATCATTTCTTTTAAAATTTGGTCATAGTCTTTTCTATTCTTTTTTAATGCCGCTAATATATCGGGATGTATTTTGCCTTTCATAGCATCTTTAAGAATAGCTTTTTTTAATGCTGTACTTGCTTTGGCATATGCTTCATATACAGCAGGATCAAGAAACTCTCTTGCTCTTGCATCTGTTATAATTTTAAGTATATCTTTAGGTTCAAAACCTAATGCTTTAAGTTCTTTATCTGTAAATTTTTCTAATGCTTTAGCTGTTTTTTCTGCCTCATATCTTAATTTATTCATTTCTTTTTCAGTAAAAGGCCCTTCTTTATTGCCTTCTTTACCTTCCATCCAATCATTCATATATTTTTTTAATGAAGCAAGACGGCCTAATATATTACCTCTAGCTAATGTAGCATCTGGTATAAAATCAATGTAATGGCCTAATTCATGACTTAAAGTCATTAATATAGATTCTAAATTCTTTTTATAATCTTTGTTTGTAGCATCAAATAATTCTTTGTTTATTTCTATTCTTCCTTTACCACCTTCTGTGTAAATCATTTTTCCTAATGTTGTTCCTCTTATTGTCTGCCTCATTTTAACAGCACTAGGAGTATCTCCTTCTGATAACTCTTTAAACATTTTAATAATGTCATACATTTCTAATCCTCTAAATACTTCTGTATCTTTATTCAGATTCATATTTTCCCAAGTAGGAGGTTCTCTATTATAACCTTTGCTATATGTAGTATCAGCATATTCTTTTTCTGATGTTCCATATTCATTTTTAAATTTTTGTGCTTCGTTATTTACTTTTTGATTTGGTTTATTTGACATTAACAAACCAGCTATTTCACCTTTTTCTGTTCTAAATATTAATACACCAGCATCAGAATACTTTTCACCTGTTAAATTGTACTTACTAAATTTTGTATCATAGTGTCCTGTTAATGTAGCATCCTTACCATCATTTAATTTTTTTAATGCCATATATGCGTGTAAATCAAATAAGAACATTCTATTATCCATTTCTACTACTAAACTTTCTTTTTCAACTCCTAGTCTATTATCTTTATTTAATTTGAATAATATTTTAACTTTATGTTCGTTAGTTTGTTTTGGTATAAAATCTTTAACTATATCAGATATTGATTTATCTTTTAGTCTTGCAACTGTTTTTTGTATTTTGTTTAATTCTAAACCTAGATTCTTATAATGAATACTTACAAACATCATAATACTATTAGAAGATGCTAAACCACTTTTATCTGAAACGAATTTTTTAGTGCCTACATTTTCAAATGCTTGAACATCTTTATGATATGTTGTTTCAAATATTTTACTATCTTCTTTAACAATTTCTAATTTAGATTCGTATTCACCTTTACTTTGTTTTACTTCAAATTCTGTACTATCTTTAAATATTTCAGTTTCTTTATCTTTAGACCATTTTTCTACTAATTCTTCTGTAAGTTTTATTTTCTCACCATTTGGTTTTTCTATAGTATAAGTATGTTCTTTTCCTTCATAACCAACATCTATAATTTTACCTTTTTCTTTGCCTATAGCATCTATTTTAACTTCTAAACCTTTATAGAATTTAGGTTCTGGTATATGGTCAATTCTATTTTCATGACCAAGACCTGTTGATTCATTCATTTTTTTGATAATTTCTAATTGTCGTTGTCTATATTCAAATGGCATATCAACTTTATCATTTTGTAAATCTGATAATATTGTTTCATCTTTTTCAATATCTTTTAAAATTTCTTTAGGTGATTTTCCTGTTTGATAATAAAGTCTATATAATTTTTGCATACCATCTTTCATGTATTTAGAAGACATATTTAAAGCAGTTTTAGAACCACTTAATCCAGCTTTTAATCCAAATATAATAACTGCGGCATCTATAAAATCTTCTTTTTTAGGAGGTACATATTCTTCTCTTTTTGCCGCCCATTCTATTACTGATGGTAGTGAGGCCAACATACTTATTTCACCAGAAACTTTTGATGTGCTTAATAACCATTTTGAATACTCTTCTGGTAAACCAGATTTAGCAATAATAGGCCCAGCTATTTTTCCTGCAACTACTCCCCCTGTATGAACACCTGCACCTAAAACAAAATCTTTACCATATACTTTTAATGTAGCTTTACTTAAAACAATATCCCAAAATCCTGCAAAATCTTCTGCTTCATTTTGCATATATGTTTCTATTAATGCGTGTCGTAAAGCACCATGTAAAGCAAAAGCATTACCTGTAATAATAAAAGGTGAAGCAGGTAAAGTAGCCCCTCCTGTAACAAACGCAAGACCACCTGCTTGTGCTGTTCCAAAAGCACCTCCAAGTCCAAACCATGGTAAATCTTGTGCTATTGATCTAATACCAGCTATACCTCTTTTATCCCATCTTTGACCTTCTGTCATAAATTCTTCAATTAGTTTTACTGCATCTAATTTTTTACCTGTCTTTTCTGCATTTTCTAATTCGTGATATAATCTCCATGCCATTTCAGTAACAGATTGCATACCACCTCTTTCCCATGCATCTTTTCTACCTTCTCCCATTAAATGATCACCAGACATAGATATAAAGTCTGGCATACCTTTACCAAAAGATGGTAATTGCATAGCTGTGTGATTTATTTCATCTGTTGTAAATATAGAATGATGCTCCATATTCTTTGCTAATCTATTTTTAATTATTTCTAATTCTTTTGGTTTTATACCTTGCGGTATTAAATAATTATTAATCAACATATTAACTGCATTAGCAGTAGAATATTCTTCCATACTTAATAGACTTTTAAAATCTTTTGCGAAATTGGGTTGTTTACTTAAATAAGCTAAAAATAAAGCTGTTTGTGCATCTGATGTTAAACCACTTATATCTTTATCATTTTTTAATTCTGCTACCCAATAAGGCATATCTGGTGAATGAATACCAGCACTTGTAAGCATATCTATATAAGCATTTAAACCTGTTTGTACTTGTTCTTCTGACATTCTAAAAATACCAGATTGTCCTTCTCCCCATGAGTAACTTCTTGCTCCCCAACTTTCATTTCCCGATAATACTTTAGAGTAATGTTGTAATAAATTATTTAAAATATAACTTGATGATTTATAATTTTTTGGAAGTATTCCTGTTCCTTCATATATGTGTTGAATACTATTAATTGTATGTCCTGTATATCTGTTTATGAAATTTTCATTTAGTGTAAATTCTTTGTAATAATCTTCATTAACAGGAATACCTCTATCATCATATATTTTTTCATCTATATCTAAATTAATTGAGTTTTTATTTGCAAATGCTTCTTTTTCTAATTGATTAAAATTATAAGGAATATTATCATTTTGATTTAAAGCCTCTTGTATATTTTGATTAAGTAATTCTTCATATTGTATAATTTTATTAGCTTTCTTTTCTTTAGTAGTATTATCTACTTGCAAAGTATAATCGTGTTCTTTTGTTTGTAATTCTTGTGCATTTAGATTTTCATCTAATGGACTAATAAAATCTTCTTGGTTCTTTGGCCCAATTAAACTATCTAATGTTCTTGTTTTAGATTTAAAAGGAATACCAAAATGATTACTTTGTTCTACTTCATTATAACCAGCATTGGTTAAATCTATTCTTTGCTCGTTTACCCAATTAGCAATTTCTTCGTCTGAAAAACCAGCTCTTTGTAATTCTAAAACTGTAGCCATATTAATTCTTTATTTTACTTGTTGGCATATCAGTAACACTAAAATATTTATTTATTGTTGGTATAGAGTTACTGTTAAAATCACCTTCATATATCCAATTTCTATATTCCTTTTGGTATTTTTTATATTTGGCACTATTAATATAAGATTCAATAGATTCTTTCTTACCTTCTTCACCAGAAGGGCCAACCTCTACTGCATATGCAGGAGGTATTGGTTTGTTTAATAATCTTTGTGTAAATATTGCTTGTGAAGTATCTATTTCTTTTGGTAGTTGTTTTACAACATTTCCTTGGTCATCTGTTTCTGGTGCTACTTCTACATATGCTAATTGATTACCTTCTTCTTTCATATCAGTATCAAAAAATGCACTATATACATCACTTCTTTTTTCAGCGAAAAAGTCTTTTGGATTATCATAAAATCCTTCCAATACTTTATTAAAGTTACCTTTTTTCATATTAGCTAATAAAGTTGTTTGGTATATTTCTAAAAATTTAAAACCTACATAATATTCACTTGTTGTATCTCCAAGCATAGCATGATAACTTATTCCCGCCGCTTCTCCTTCTGCTAAAACTTTATTTAATTCTAAAAATATATTAGGTTTTACTGCTCTTAAATATCCAAGCATTTCTTTATCATAGCCAGAACCTTCGGCATCAAATTGCTTCATAAAATTAGTTACTAATTCATCTTTATAACTATTTCTATTTTTATTATATTCTGTTGCCCAACCAATAAGCATTTCTTTTCCTTTGGCTGTTAATCTATCGTCTTGGTTTATTCTTTGTATAAACATATGATCTTGTGAATTACCTAATATAATTTGATCAAAATGTTCATTTAATGCTTGGGGATCACCATGAGTTAAAGAACCAGAAGTAGAAGTACGATTCTTTTTATTTTTCCATATTGTTTCTAATTCTTTATAATGTGAATCTTTTGTAGTATCTGTTAATTTAGTATTATGTATAAGATTTTTTATGTGTTCATATTCACTTGTTTCACCTTCTGGTAATACTAATTTATTAACTCTCCATTCACTTAATTTAGTATTAATATCTTGACTATTTTCATTATCAATACGGGCATGAGTATTTTCCATCATTGTTTTTTGTTCTGTAGCTTGTCCTTTTGCCCATTCTAATAAACCATTTCTTGTTTCTAATGTCATAGTTTTACCCATCCATTTTTTATCTACAGCAGATGAATTTAATGTATTATAAATTGTTTGATAATCTATTTCTGGTTTATCAGTCATATGATCTATATATTGATGACCAGAAGATATTACTTTTTTCCATACAGTATTTTCTATATTTTCCATATGAGTTTGGAAATCTACTTTAATACCTAATACTGCGGCTTTTTTAAATCTTTCTTTTTCTTGTGCAATTAATAAATTAGTTGCTTCCCAAATATTATCACTTAAAGGTATGCTGTCTAAATTTGTATTAAATTCAGCAGTACCAGATTCAAAGTTTACTTGTGCTTCTGCTAAAACTTTTTTTCTTCTATCTTTCCACATATTAATCTGACCATTATTAAAAATGTTATACATATCAGATTCCCATTGTGCGAAAGCATCATCATCATCTTTATATAGTTTTTTATATTTTTTAGTTAGTTTTTCTACTTGTGAATTATAAGTTCCATTATAACTTTCAATTTTTCCATCAGTAGAAAGTTCCTCATTATTTGCAATACTTTCTAAAACTAAATTTATATCAGCTTGAAGTAATGATTTATTTTTTGTATTTTTATTATCTATTCTTTGTGTTTCAATTTTATCATTGTGTGCTTTTATAGATGTACCTACAGCATCAATAACATTAGTAAGTTTGTTAAAATTAATCTTATTATTTTGAACAGCATTTAACATACTGTTTCCTCTATTACCAACAGAAGGTGCTGTAATTTCTCCTCTAGGTATTTTTATTGCCATTTACATCCTCGTAAGTTATTCTATATTGTGCTGGACTAAAAGACGATTGTTGTACAGTACCATTTTGATCTTTGGTAATTGTCCAAGCCTTAAAATCTTCACCAGCTTTTGGTATTCTTTTACTATATCCTTCAAATATCATTTGTTCATCATTCCATACTTTAATTTTAAACATACTATGTTGTTTGGGATGCTTTATAACTTTGCCCCATACCAGCTATTAAAGATGTTTTCCTTTCCCATGATTCTTTACTTAATGCACCTGCTAATTTTACATCCATAGTTCTTAAATCCATTTCTACTCCTTTGTTTATCCAAAACAATGTATCTTCTAAATTATCTACTACAGATTCACTTTCAAGTAATGTAGAACCTGTGAATGTAACACCTCTTGCTCCTATAGCGGCTCTTTTTTCACTTAATAATTTAGCGGCTTTTTCATTTGCCATAATAGTATCTTGCATTTTTCTAATGTTTAAATGGTACTTATCCCATGCGGCCGCCGCCTTCATTTGTTTTGATTGTTGCAAACTTCCCATATAGGAAACTGCTGTACTTGCACCTATTGCTAAAGCTAATTGCCACATAAATATTTATTCTCCTTTTTCATTAGTCTATCACCATTAGTGTTCCTGTTATACCTAAAACTGTTAAAGGTAAAGGTTGTGTTTGTTCAATAGTTACTTGTCCTTCCCTATCCCAGCCTAAATTCATTACTCTTTTATCACCTGTAAAATCTGGTATGTCTTGACCAGCAGGTGTTGTATTACTTCTAAAAGGTAATTGATCTCCATTTATTGTAACTCCAACACTTTTTAATAATCTTACTACTACTTCATTATATCTTTTTTTTCTACCTTGTGCAGTACCTGCTTGTGATCCATTTTCAATTTTTAATGTCTTTATTGTAGATGTATAACCTAATCCTATTTCTATTGTCTTATAAGCCGCTCCACTAGGTAATGTAGCTGTAATTTGACCACCTGTTACTACCGCAGTAGGATATACAGCATCTCCAATTAATAATTGTACTGTTTCACCTTCTAAATGATTTAATCCTGTTACTATTGTAGTACCATCATTTACTAATGCTGTAAGACAAGCATCCATACTAATACTAGAATCTAAATATTCTACAAATTGTACTTTAGAACCATTTATTCTTCTTTCAATAATAAGCCATACTCTATTTTCTGTAGGTAAGTTTATTGATGTAACTGATTTAACTTTTGCTTTTAAAGATATAGAATGACCTGCACCCGAACCAGCGGTTATTTGTTTTATTGTTCTATCTAATGCTTGTTGATATGTGTCTGCAAATTCTAAAGTATTAGCATCTCTTCTATAAACCCAATAAGTTTCACCTTCTGTTAATTCTGGTATTTTAGTACCTCCACCTGCACTATAAACAACTTCATCACCTGTAGATAATCCATGACTAGATAAAGTTATATATCCATTTTTATTTGCATCTGATGTATGTGCTGTTACTGCACTAGCCCCATTAAATACATATTTATTAGAACCACCAAATTCATGTCTATGCCATGCTATAACATCTTCATCTCTTTGATAAGTCATTCCTATAAGTGTACCATCTGTTCTTACAGCCCAATAAATAGAATCTGGTTCTTGTGCATAATCAACATCAACAATTCCTGTATCTGTTATATGTTCTGCAAGTAATGTCATATCTGGTGCTAAATAAGCATCATCTTCAAATCTATATGAAAATTCTCTAATCTTTCTTTGTTGTCTTTGTACAAATAATACAGCATTACCTATTTGAATAGGATCAGTAGTATAACCACCAAATGTTGTTTGTTGTGTAATTTGAACATTGTCTGGTTTTAAAGGTTCCCCTGTTGGTCTTCCAACTTTAAATTCACCACCAACTGTTCCTACAATTAAATCCCTTGCAGGTGAAAGCCATCTAATAACATTAACTCTATTGGCCGCTATAGTATAAATAAATGCATCTGCCGCACTTGCATCTCCTGCATCAAATTCTTCATATAAACCAGATTCACTAGCCCATATAGTTTGTGGATATGATGATGAGCCACCAAATACTAATCGTTGTTCAAAAAATGATACTGTTCTTGGATAGCCTTTATCCGTACACCATGCTCCTAATGCCCATGTTGCATTTGCATTTGTGTTTGCAAAGTTTTCTGTTGTTGTTGCTGTTACAGATGTGGCCGAACCATAAGCAGTAATTTTAGCATGGCCATCTCCTACTGTAATTAATCTTCCTACATCATTTGCTACAAATGTAGATGATGATGCAGTAATAGTTACTGAACCCGAAGTACCACTAGGTGTCATTGTTGTTGAAGATGTGTTAGTATCTAAATAAGGCCCTTTTTTAAAATCTACATCCGTTAAAGTCCAAGCCGTATGTCCTGTTCTTGTTAATTTTCTTGGCTTTAAACTTTCTTGTACAATGTACATAACATCTGCTGATTGAGTAAAATTAATATCAAATAACATTGATTCTGTATAAGTAGTAGCTATCTCATAAACTTTAGCCGCTGTTCCAGCAGATGAATAAGAATCATAAGATGTAGAATTTTCACTTTGTAGCTGAAATGTATTTGTTGTTACTCCTGCAACTACAAATCTTCTTCCATTAAGTCTAGTCATTCCTACTACACCATTAATCCATACATGATCTCCATTTGAATATCCATGTGAGTTAGATGTAACTACAGCAGGATTTGCTTTTGTAATTGCTGTTATTGTTTTATTAGCTTCTGTTATTTGTCCACCATCTTTAAAGAATCTAATATATTGATCTCCAAATTCTAAAACATATGCTTGTGTAATATTAAATTCAAAAGGTATTAATCTAGTAGTTTTTGTACTATCTTTTACTTCACAAATATATCTACTACCCGATCTTCTAGTACATCCACCTTGTGGAAATACTGTCATATTTTTTAATGTTTCTACACCATTATTATATTTTTTAAAATCTACTTGCCCATGTAGTTTTGGTGTTAATTCACCAGCAGTAAAATTTGTTTGAAAAGGATGTACTCGTGCCATTAATCTTTCCTAAAGTCAGTAAAAGTATCAGAAACAAGATCATCAATAAACCCTTCTTGCCCATCTATACTTCTTGCTTCGGAAAGTTTCTTTATATAAATTTTTTGCATATGGGTTTGCAAAGTCGTACTATTAGTTACAGGATATGCTAAATCTGTAGCTAATTTTTGAGTTAAAACATCTACAAACATAGGATCGAATAATGTTGTATCTGTTATTTTTGCAACATATAAAATTTTTGCTGTTCCTTCATCTGTAAGTAATACTCTCCCATGTGTAGAATTATTTTCTACTTTAAAAATATAATCTTCATATTCACTAGATAATACTCTTAAACAATCCGCAGGTAATGCGTAATGATGTGCAAATCCATATGAAGGTGTACCCGATAATTGGGCTAATGTTGCTCTTCTAATTGCGAAATTCCAAGGATGTGATCTTAAAACTTGATCTCTTGTGTCTGCATAAAATGCATTACACAATCTGGCTCTTTCTGTATCATCAGTTAAAGTAGTAATAGGATCATCTCCTAATCTTCTTAATGCGTTTGAACAAATTGATACTTCTGTAGCCATAATTATAAAATACCACAAAGGCGGCAAGAAATCAATCTTATCCGCCTTTGCTTCTGTTTAGTTAATGATTAGTCCACTACATAAAACATTTCTAAAGAAATAGTACCTGTACCATTTGCATTAGATAATGTAACTGTAACGGGTAATCCGTCTTGGTTAGCATCAACTTCACTCATAGCTAGTTTAGCCATAGTAGATGGAAACGCAACAACTTGATCTGCTGTTGAAGCCGCCGCCGCTTTATAGGCATCTACATCAAGAGCAACTGTTGCTCCTGCTGAACTTGTATGTGCCGCATAGCCTACTGCTAATTGTGTTGAACTTCCCAAAGCATCATGTCCTAAATAACCTGCAACAATCCTTGCACCGTTAGGTAAATTGAACATTTCGATAGTAGCTTGTTCTGCTGATGCTTCGTATGTAGCATAAGCAACTCTTAATCTACCAGCCTGTTCGTTAGTCTTTACCCTTTCAGTCGGATTATTTTGCGACCATTTAGTCTTTTGTACTGAATAAGCCATAATATTTAATCCTCCCTATTATTCGTTACAAGCGATCTCTACCATTTTTTCGTCTTCGATACGAGTAGCACCGATAGTCATAGATAGAAATACTTGTGTTGCATAGTTTTTGTCTGCTCTTTCAGATATTTTAGTTTGAATATCTGCACCTACAGCTAAACCTATTGCTGATTTAGTAAATGCTAGAACTTGTCTGCTTGGTGTAGCATCTTGTCCTAACCTCTCGCTTGTCAAGAATTTGAAACCTAAATAAGTATCAATTTGTCCTTGTGCGAGTGCTTTGATTGTGTTGTAATCAGATGATTTAACTTCTGTTATATTTAAGAAGTCCTGAATTTGGTCTGCAGAACAGATCAAAAATCTAGGTTCATCTGGATCAACTTCATTTGCATCAAGAATCTTTTTAGCTGATAAAAGTTTAGCTATTGTAAGATTCGCTGATCCATGAGCAACCTTCTGACCTGCTGGTAGAGGTACTGTTGTACCACCACTAACTCCGCCATAAGCATTGCCTGTTGCCGCCGCAATGATTGCATCATCCATAGCTCTACCCATTGCATACGCACCTGCTAGTGCATATTCAGATTGAGGTGAAATAAGCATTCTCACTTTGTCTTCATTATCAATCAAGTCTGCCCAATCATAGTCATCCATAGTAACTTTTCTTCTACTATGTGGTGTGTCCATTCTTGGAGTGTCTGAATGTCGTGAAGTTCTTTTTTGAGCCGCAGTTGAACCGATTCTTTCAAAGAAGTGTGCCTTCCCTGTAACAGTTTCAGTTCTAACTGTATCTCTTAAACGAGAACCTTTTTGCTGTGCAAGATGAAATACATTACTCTTATACTGCTCGACAAAAGCAGTTGTTATTTGAGTTGACATATTTTATATCCCTTCATTACTCATTATAAAGAATAGGGGGTAAGTATCATATGATAAATACCATATTCCGTTAATCGGCTTTTATCCTTTCGGGAAACCTTATCGTAAACGATACGATCATTCGGAAGTTTAAAGCCAATCACGGCTACCTATTCGTTATCCAATAAAGGGCGAAATTTGGTACTTATATTATAACAAAAAAATTATTACTTTCCAAATACTTTTTCATGTAATTGACGCATATGTTCTACTGCATTCTTATGGTCTTTATCATAAGGTTTATGATAAGCATGATTTGCATTAGCATATATACTATCAATTTCAGCTTTAGCATCCAATGGAGAAACAGCTAATGTATTATTTTGTGTGTTTTTAGCCATATCTTCTGTTACTTCTGATCCAATTTTAGCAAAGAATTTAACTACTGCTGGTATATTTCCAGCTTCACCTTTCATTAATTCTTGTAATTCTGGATCACCATAAACTTGTAATGCTCTTTGTGCATTCCTTACTTGTTTATCGTAGTCATAACCCCATTCTTGTTTTAAAGCATTTTCTGTTTCTTGCTTATCAACTGATATTTGAGTATTTTGTCTTTGGTTTTCAAAATCAGCAGATTTGATTTGAAAGTCAATTAAACCTTTTACTTGTTCATTATTCAAACCCATTTTATGAGCAACATTTCTAAACTCACTTACTTGATCGTCATTAAAATAAGATTTGTGAGTGTCGGGAATGTTTATTTCATATTTATCGCTAGTTTCTGGTCTTCCTAATTTAGTATATAGTTCTGACCTTTCTTCATCTGTTTTAGGTAATGGTATTCTACTGCCTAGCATTTTTTGTTGATGAATTAAAGTTTTAGCCGCAGAATCTAAATCTTTAATATTAGATAATGTAGCATCATTTTTAATTTCATCAGACAAGGATGATCTCCAATCTGTGGATTGATTATCACTTACTTGCGATCCAAGCATACTTTCTTGTGGTGCTGGATTGTCGTTTTGAGTGGTCGTATCAGACATTTTTATCCTCCTTCATTAGATTAATTATTCTGATTATTACCGATCTTTGTCCTTCTCGGTATGAAGTTTCATGTGGATCATTTTTTGAATATGATCCTCTATGATAATAAGCTGATTTAAGATCAGCTATTACAGCATCACCTTCTTTTGTAGAAAAAGTGTTTTTGTAATCTTGTTTTAATTGTTTTAATTTGTCTTCGTCAGAAGCCATTAAATAAGCCCTTGTTCTTTAGCAGATTGTTCTGCTGTTTCCATTCCTTCTTGTGTTTCTGGTTGTCCCATTTGATTCATAGCTTGGCCTTGTGTCAATGCAGTATCAGCTTGTTGTTGAGCCATTTGTTGTTGCATCATAGCTTGTTGTTGCTGTGCTTTAGCTTCTCTCATATCTTCAACATCATCTATTCCTCTCATAACAGTTTTAGGTACACCTAATAATTTTGCTCTCATTCTAATTGCAGTATCATGATCTATATTGTCCATAATATTTGGATCAACTTGTGCAACATTCATAGCTAATTGATATAATCTTTCTATAGCAACTGCTTCTTCCATTCTTTGTGATCTTGCTAATGGGCCAACATATTCAATATCTAATTTTGAACCACCTATAACATCTGGTTGTTGCATTAAAGCACCTGCTCTAAACATAATACCAAATACTCTTTCAATTAATGGATTTAAAAATTCGCTTTGGAATCTACCTAATGTTGGGCCAAGAAGTCTTTGCATTAATTCATATCTAACTTGTACTTCTGTTGCCGTCATTTGTGGGCCTTCTTGTAATTGTAATTGGTCTGAATAATATGCTTGTCTAATTGCTGTTCTTAATTGATTTTCTTTCAAATCAGTTATTTGCCAATTAGAACCAATTTGTAATGGTTTAATTGCACCATCTGATCTTACTACTGTAATTCCAGCAGGTGTCATTCTAACTCTACCAATTACTCCATCATCTTGAACAAGTAATGGTGGATCAATAGCTTTAGCCCATGCTTTTAATCCTATTTCAACTGCTTTGTTTAAAGTTTTAATATCTGGTAATGCATTATAACTTGGTGATCTTCCAAAAATTTCACCTGTTGCTTTTGCCCATCTTGGAACTAAATATGGAAATTCATTATAACCACCTGTTCTAACAACCATTTTATCTTCAACACAAACATGACAAGAATGGAAAGGTAATTTTGTTGCAGATTTTCCTGTTGCTCTTTCATAATCTTTTGTAGGTTCTACTGCGTGTATAAAATTAAATTGTTTATCTGGTTTATTTTTTGCGGCTTCAATAATTTTTTCACCTATATTATCTTCACCAAATTCTTCTATAGCTTGTCGTGCTGTTAATTTATATTTTCTATAAAGTGTATCTACTTTTCCTGTATTATTTTCTTGAATAAAATATTCTGCAATATGTAAACAATTAAAATGAATACCATCTTTTTCAAAACCATTGTTTCCTTCTTCAACAAATATTGCACCTGTTCCTACTGAACATAAATCTAAATATAATTCATGTACTTCTGTATTAAAATTAGATTCATTAAATACATCATACATTCTTCTTGCAGAATCTTCTAACCATAATTGTACATCTCTATTTTGATTTATTTCATCATCTCTTAATTTTAAATGAAACCAAGGTAATGACGGAGATGTTAATGTTCCTTGAAGACTTGCCGCTAATAAATTATTTGCTGTAATAGCTGTTGAATCAAATAATACTTCTGTTCTTTTTTCACCTTTTGATCTTACAAAAGTAACATCTGCTTTTCTTGGCATAACATAATCTAATATATCTTGCCAATGATCTTCCCAAGTTTGTCGGTCAGATTCTAATGCAGAACATCTTTTTTTTATGTATTCAAAAGATGCCATTTAATATTTTTTTCCACCTAATAATGAAGATGAAGTATCTGCTTCTTCTTCTATACCTTTACCTGTATTTAAAATAGTGCCATGCATTCCTTTTTTCTTTAAACCAATAGCTTTTTCTTTTTCTTTTGCTAATTTAGCTTCAGAAGCATCTACCTTGTCTTGTACTGATGTATCTACAGGTGGTGGCATTTGAGGTTGAGCTTTTCCTCCCATTATTTCTCCTTTATCCATTTACATTCATGTTTAAGCATTCCATATACTGCCGCATCCACAAATTCATTATTAATTTTCATAACTTTTCTTACTATACCTTCTTTTATCCATCCTGTCCCACTTAAAATGCGTTCATTCCTTTCGTAGCCATTACGACATACTGCTGTCATCCTACCACATTCTAATTGGTTAAAACCATAATCAAAAACATATTTTATATGTTTTCTACTAAAAATTCTAGGAGTTTCTAAAGCAAGATGTACATAGATATTGTGTCCATCAAAATCTGTAAAAAGAAATCCTCCTAATATTTTATCATCTTCAATAAAACCTATATAAGAAAATGCATCTCCTATATCAGCAGATATATAACATTTTTCTTTTAAGTATTTACCTATAGATTCCCGCCAAGTGTCGTCTGTAACGACTTCAATCATAAACTATGCGTATTTCTTTTTCTTAATACTTTGACCACCTAAAGCTGTTTTAGAAACATTTGCCTCTTCTTCAACACCTGTAGCTTCTGTCATTAATGTACTTTGACCATACTTACCGCCTTTACTTGCCGCTAAAGCCTGTGCAGTTTTGCCTTCTTTTTTAGCAGTTTGTGCTACAGTTTGAACAGGAGCTTGTTGTTGTACTACAACTTGTTTAGGTTTTTTAAAAATTCTTGTTACTGCTCTAAAAAATCCACCCATATTTTTCCTTTCTTAATTAAATAAATTAAATTCAGAATCAGAACGCACTTGTAAAGGTTCGTAATTTTTGATCCTAGCTTTTCTTAATGACATAACACAATATCTTAAAGCCGATATTACATCATCATGGCTTGGAACAATCTTACCATCTTTTCTATGGTACATTCGCAATTCCTCTAGCAGTTTACCTTGATTTTTAAAGATTTTCAATCTCTTTGTTTTAAATCTTGTTAGCATTTCCATTATCCCTGCCTCGACAGAATTACCACCTGTACCTTCTTTCATTCCTTGTGATGGGGGATTGCTAAAATGTTCTCTTAACATATTAACTCTTTCTTTTTTGTATTGTTCTGTAAGGTTTTTACCCGATCCTTTATCTGCTTGTCTTCCATCCATAGGCCATACTACAGGAATCCATCTGCCTCTAGCATTTATAGCTGATGCGTGTATTGGTACTGTTTCTTGCCTCATAGCATAACAATCATAACAATATACAATATCATTATCTCTATCCCATGTAATCCATACTACTGCTGTTGGGTGATCCCATCCAAAATCTATTCCACATAATCTAGGCCAATGAGTAGGTATATCTATTGGATCACATAATATATCTTCTTCTGCTATTGGAAATACTAAACCAGAACCAAGTACAGGAATACCTCGTTCTCTCATTTTTCTTTCGTGTGGTGGTAATGCCTCTAAAATTTGTTCTCTTACTTTTTTTGTCATATGAGGTGCGTCATCCCATGTTGCTTGTAATAATGCTTGACCTTCTTTTAAATTATTTACAAATTGTGCTACTGTTTCTGTCATTCCTTGTTCTGGTGTAAATGTCATATAAACAATTCCACCTTTATCTGCTGTTCTTGTTAATGCTTGTGAATATATACCTTGTGGTGGTTCTTCATCTAACCATATTACATCTAAACTTTCACCCATCCATTTTTCTTTTCCCATTTCATATGCTTTAAAACCTAGTCTTGAATATCCTCCTGTAATATGTTTTACTACAACGGAGTTTACTGCATTTGGTACACCAGCTTTTCTAACTGTATCACCAATATCATTTAAGGGAATTGAACCTGTACCTCTTGCAGTTGGATCATCTGGTTGGCCGAGAAGCTCTTTTTGGCAGACATCCCGAGTGGTTTCATTTGAAACTCCCCCTACCCATGCTCTTATAGGTCTATTAAATTTTCTGCCTTCCCACCACATTGGGTATTTGCCCGTCATATGGTATGCAATTTCCATTGCCCCGCAAAATGACTTCCCGACCCTATTACCAGCCATTAATAATCTTTGACTAGCTAATGTGTTGTGAAATTTTTTTTGGTAATCATATGGATCGTACTCTTCCATACGATTAGTTGCTTTTCGTCTTTCTAGTTCTTTAGCAATTTTTATTGCTTTAGCTAGACTTTCATTATCCATTATACCATCCAATTTATAATAGCCCGTAATGCTAATATCATATATACCAATTCCATTAAGGTTCTTGGTACATCCTTATCTTTTACACCCATTATTACCCAAAATAAAGCCGAAAGACAAGCACTACCCCATCCTATGGACTGAACCATTGGATTACCAAAGTAATCGCCGTCTGAAAGCAGATATACCCCCAGCATGGCTAAAAAAAAGCCCAACCAACGAAAATTAGTCAATTCGAAAAGAATTATGGATTTCATATAGAGGTTCCTCCATAATCGTACTCCTATTTTAAGATTAGTTTTTTGATATGTTTTTTGTCTAAATATATCTCAATTTCTGCTTCTGATTTTAAACATTGATACCTAACATTCCCACCAGATTTTAATTGGCGATCTGCAATTCTTTTTCCTTTTAAACAAGCTGACATAGATTCTTGTATTCTATGTTCTTGAATTTCGTTATTCACTATCATTAATAATGCTATTACTGTTTCAATCATTTTTAACTCCCATTACCATTCTTATAATGCATATCTCTCGCTTTGTCTTTTAATTCTTCTATATCATTTAATGCTTTTTCTAATTGTTTTTCTATATGAGTAAGCATAACTTGGTTATGAATATTCTTATCTAAAAGTTCTTGGTGTTTTTCTATTGTTTCGTATAAATCCTCTAATAACAAAAATTGCTCTTTATCAACTGTTGTTTGTTCTGATGCTTTTAATAAATCAGCATTCATTAATTCTCTTGAAGTTTCTAATGATGTAAGTCTTGCAGTAATTTCTGTATATGCAAGAACACCCATAGCAACACCTATAACTATTCCTACCATATTTTTAATCGGCATAGCTACACTTGTATTTTCACTTACTTTCATCAAATTGTCCTTCGTTTGGAGTATTATTAGCTATGTCATCAAGAAACCTTTTTAACTCATTCTCATATGTCATATCTGTATGATATTCTTTTTCTTTTTTATAGGTTCTTTTATCTTCC